GGATCTTCGACTTGCGGATGATGGCCCGCGCCGAAAGGATCTTGCCCAGGGTCAGCGGCAGGTCGCCCGAGGCCGGCAGGGACGCTACCTCGGCCGCGTGCAGCTTGGCGCGGCTCTGAACGCCGATCACCTTGCCCGTGGGGAAGTTCAGCGTGTTCTCGCCGTGCTCGCCGATCCGGGCGGCGGCGAAGAAGCTGTCGCGGACCTTGTCGTCCAGCTTGCGCATCTTGCCGGCGCGCATCGCCTGCATGACCTCGTTGGTCGGGTCCTGCAGCTGGTGGACCTTCTGGACGCTCTCGATGAACTTGCCGTCGTGGAAGCCCTTCAGCAGGCCGACACGGCGCGTCATGTCCAGGATGCCTTCGGGGCTGTCCGGCACGACGGTGTCGACGTCTTTCGGGTCGGAAGTCCCGATGCTGTCGACGTTGAACATCTTCCCGGGCTCGGAATAGCTCAGGTCGGCGTTGATGTGGGGCAGATAGACGCTCTCGGTCTGCTGCGGAACCATGTTCAGGTTCGAGCGGAAGCCTTCGACGTCGGCCTGGGTGATTTGCGAATAGTCCATGGGGCGCGAGCCTCCCTGCAATGCGATCAAACGGCCTGTCGGCCTGGGGTGGTGGTTTGATCGGCTGCAGTCTCGGGACCGGCCCGTGCGCGCCTCGCGGTGTCGTCCGCCTTGGACGCTCCCCCTGGGCTCCGGCGCTTTCGCGGTCTCCGGCAGGGGAAGGGTGGGGTGCTTTTGACCGGCGCACCCCGAACCGGTTGTCTATGGGCTGAAGTGATTTGCGCCCGTGGTCAAGCGCCTATGCCGACTTCGGCTGATCGACCCGCTTTTCGCCCGTCTGCCAGGCCAGAAGCTGACGCCGCTCTTCCATGACCGCCGCATGCTGCGGATGATTTCGCTGGGTCAGCGCCTTCATTTTCTCGGGGTCGGCCTGGAACGCGTTCAGCGCCGCCGTGGCCTGCGTCGGCGTCATCTGCTTGGTCGCTGCGGCACGCTGGCTGTCGCCGTCGGGGTTCTCGGGCTCAGCCATCTTGGAAAGTGCGTGGGCGAGGACGCGAGACACCGTCAGGTTCGACCCGATCTGGGTCTGCAAGTCCGCCATCGCGGCGTCGTCGATCTCGCCGCCCAGCGCTTCGCGGATCATCTTGCCGATGCCGCGCTGGTTGCCGTCGAACTGCGCGCCCCACTCCTTTTTCAGAGCCTCGGTCGTGGCCGTGGTTTCAGCGTTCAGCGCCGTTGCCTCGGCCTCGGCGGCCTTCTTCCCGAGGTCGTTCAGGGTCGAGACGACGACGGCCATCTGATGCGGGTCCAGGCTGGCCTTGGTTCCCAGCTCGCGCAGGGTGCCGGCCAACTCGCCGGCGTCGGCCGCCGCCTCGGGAGCCAGCTCGAACTTGTATTCCTTCGGGTCGGCCGGCACGCCGCGCACGGCGTCGAACGCCTTCCACGCTTCAGGGTCCTGGTCGCGCGTCTTGGCGGGGATTTTCAGCAGCTCGGACGGCTTGGCGCCCTTCAGCTTCACCAGGTTGTCGTGAGCCTTCGCCAGCTCGTCCACGCTCTTGTAGTCGCGGAACAGCGGGTTGGTCTTCAGGTCGCCGGCTAGGTTGTCCTGCCACGGCGTCTCCGTGGTGGTGGTGGCGCCGCCGCCTTCAGTCGTCCCGGTCTGGCCCGATTGTCCCTCCGTGGTCGAAGTCTGCGCCGTGGTCCCCGTCTGCTGCGCCGCCGTCGAACCCGTGGTCCCCGTCTCCGAAGTCGACGACTGGCCTTCCATCGTGGTGCTGGTGTTGCCCGTATCCGTGCTCATAGCTCGCTCCTTCAAGCGTTTGTGTCAGACCCGCCGCGCTGATCGCGACATGGTCGAAGCCCGCCAGGCGGGCGATCTCGAGCACGGCGTAGCCGCGCCCGTTGGTGTGGTTGGATTGCTCCGGCGTCTCGGCCGTGCGCGGCTTGCCCACCTCGCCGATGGTCGCCAGCGCGTGCAGAAGGACGACGCGGCCCAAGGCGTTGCCGAACGTGCGACTGTACGCCTCGCTGATCGCGAACTCCTCGCCCCGCCGGACGTCGGCGATCAGCCGCGCGCTGTCAAAGCTGACGGCGGGCTCCAGCTCCTCGGTATCGGCGGGCATGTCGGTCAAGGCTCTGCCATCTGCTCAAGCAGAGCGCCGCACAGGCCACCGCGTGGCTGACCGTGCTGCGGCGTCATCATCGTTGACGCCAACAATCCCCGGCGGCGGTTGGTTGGCCGCTCCGGGGGCGGATTTTTGGTCATGGGCTTGCTCAAGGCCGTCTCTCCTGTGGTGCGGCCCTACGCCGCCATGGCCGCCGGCTGTCCGGTGTTCTCGATCGAGGCGATGCCTTGGCCGGCGTCGCGCAGGGCGGTCGCCTTCGCGGTCATCGCTTCATTCTGCTGTTGCTGTGCCTCGGCTTCGGCGCGGGCTTCCGCCTTCGCGGCTACGGCCTCGCGGCTGTTCAGCATGGCTGGCGCGTTGCCCAGGCTGTCGTTGATGGTGCGCAGCGCCTCGTGCACCGCGACGACGTCGCCGGCGCTCTCGTCGAACTGCTTGGCCGTGGTGACGGCGTCGAACAGGCGCAGGGCGCCGTCCACCTGGGTCAGCATCTGCGCCTTGGCCAGCGGCCCGGCGTAATCCCAATCGACCTCGACGCCCGACAGGCCCGCCGGCGGGGCCGGGACCAGGTCTTCCTCCATCAGGGCTTCGAGGCTGCGGTCGGCCGACTTGCCGAACAGCTCGCGGTCGAGCGCGGGGACCAGGAAGCTCATGGACCGTGTGCGCAGGTCGCGGCGCTCGCGGATCTCTTCGGCCGTCACGTTCGCCGCGTCGCGCAGCCGCATCATGTCGGCGAAGAACACCCGTTCGACGTTGACCGTCAGGGCGGCGATGCGGCGTTCAGCCCAGCTGGGGTCGCCGGAGATCTCGGCCTTCTGGATCGCGTCCCTCAGGCTCTGGAAGCCCAGGTTCACCGGGTCGTAGATGTTCACCGTGCCAGGGCGCCGGTCCAGCTTGTTGCCGAACAGGCGCGTCGGCGCGAACAGCACCGGATCGTTGATCAGGTCGATGGCACGTTCCATCCCGCCGCTGAAGTGGTTTATGGCCATCAGGTCGGGCAGGGCTTGGAAGCCGAGGCCGCTCGGATAGGGCGAGCCCTCCCACAGATCCATGCGGGCGATCTGGTAGGGGAAGCTGTCGTACCCCTCGTTCTTGACCTCGAACCAGTCGTGGTCGGGCAGGAAGACTTTTGACGCGAACGGCTTGTTGGACGCCACGCCGCCCATGACGCCGCCCTTGCGCGGCTCCACCAGGTGCAGGCAGCGGATCGGAGTGCTGGCCTTCTTGTCGTCGGCCGCCATCTCCCTGATCTTCGGATGGTTGGCGGCGTCAGGGTAGCGCTCGACCAGGCGGTGGGCCGGCGTCGTCCACTGGAAGAACAGGGTGTCGATCTCGCCGTCTTCGTTCTCGATCCACCAGCAGGCGCGCAGCGGGCGGTGCTGGTAGCGGGGTCCGAACCCGCGCTTGCGGCCCGTCCACTGGACGCTGCCGCCGAAGCCGAGGAATTCGAGGATGAACCGCACCGTCGCCGGCAGGAAGTTGCTCTGCGGCAGCATCTGCGCGTCGAACATCTGCCAGCGCAGGTCGTCGAGATAGTCCCGCGACGCCTCGTCTAGGTCCAGCCGCCGACCGTCGGGGCCCTTGCGGTAAACGGCGCGCCCGCTCTGGGCCATGGACCGGCCGACGTTGGGCGTCAGGAAAGGCTGGGTGGTGTCGATCGCATAGGCGGTCACCAACGCGGCCGCCGATGTCAGGTTCTGGCGCCCCACGTTGGTCACCACGCGCCGGTTGCGGCGCTGGCCGGGCACGGGCGTGATGTTGAAGCTGCTGTTCGGGTAGAAATAGTCGCTGACGGCCTGCCAGCCGGGCTCGTGCATCCGACGCAGCTGCTGCGCGTCTTCGAAATGGCGCCGGACGCGCTTGCCGAAGTCGCTGACCTGGACCTGGGCGGCCGTCGTCATCCGGCGGCACCCGTCAGGGTCGGCCGCGGGCCGACCTGCGCGGCCTCGGCGACGGCTTGGCTCAGGAAGGTTGATGCGGTCCCGCCGCCGCGCAGCCGCTTCTGCCGCACCTGATCGGCGCGGTTGGCCGTATCCGCCGGATCAATCGGGCGGGGAGGGGCGGTGACCTTCGGGCGGCGCAGGAAGCTCATTCCTGCATCCTCGGCCCGCCGCAACGGGGAGGGGACGGAATGCCGGACAACGAAAAGCCCCGGCCAATTTCCCGGCCGGGGCTCCTAGACGGTATTCGGGGCGACATGCTGATCCGCCCCTACTGGCCGACTTCAGCCGCTGGCGTGCAACTGTTCTCGAAGCAGGTAGCCCTCGAAGCCCCACGCTTTCCTGATTGCCTGATCACGCGCGATCTTGACGCCCAGCTCGGCGTTGTAGTTTTCGGGACTGGCGCACGCGCTCTCGCCGGTGATTTTGAAGCCGTTGGCCATCGTCAGGACGTGGACCGTCAGCAGATCATCGAAGACATGCGTTTCCTCTCGCACGATCTTGGCCTCGATACTTTCAAGGGTCACGCGCGGGGCGACAGCAACGGCGCCGGCCGCGGCGTCGTCGGCTTGCAACGACGACGACGCGGTAACGCCGGCGGCCGACAGGGTCATAGCCATGGCGGCGCCCTCGGCCCATCCCGGGTCGGCCGACGCCGCCATGGCGGCGAAGACAGGCGCAGCATCGGCGGCGGTGGCGAAACTGCAGGCGGCGGCGGTCAGGGCGATGCAGCAGACCGCGATCAGACTGAAGGCACGTCTCATGGCGAATTCTCCATTGTGGACTGGATCAAACCAGAGACCCAAGGATGCGACCGCCAATGGCCTGAGGGGACGGCTAGTCGAACACCACTTCCACGACGTTCGACTGGCTCGGCGCGCCCATGCCCATATAGGGGACCAGGCCGGCCCGGTCCTCGACGCCTTCGCCGCCCATGGTCATGTATTCGTTGGCCTCTCCGATCGACGAATAGACGTTCTTCTTCGCCACCATCGACGTCTGATTGCCCTTCTGCGGGTAGTGGAAGCCGCCGTTCATGGCGGTGATCGACCAGGTGCAGCGAGGATGCCAGCGGATGCCGTTGCGGCGCTTCAGGGGCCGCGCCATGGCCGCGCGGCGTAGCCTCGGATCATTGCTGGGCGCCGGGACGACCGTGATCTTGGTGCGCGCCTGCAGCTCGCTGGCCCAGCTCAGCCCACGGTTCAGGGTCGAACGGCTCTTGCCCGCCGGATCCATGACGATGATCGCCCGCTTGCAGCGCGGGAACACGGTCTTCATCACGCCCACGATGGCGTCGGCGAACTCGATCACGTCCATCTCGCCGTCGGGGCTGTCAGCCGCCACGATCTCGGCGAATACATTCCAGCTTCCGAACATCCCCCGCTGACCGAACGACGCGGCGCCGTGGAAGTCGACGTCGATGCCGATGACCACCACGGCCTCGGCGTCCGGCTCCATGGCCTGGGGTCCGACATGCAGGGTCTCGTCGAAGGCCGGGTGCACCGGCTTGCCCATCCGACCGTAGGTCAGCTTGCACTGCAGCAGGCGGCGCACGTCGTGCTCCTCCATGCCCGCCGCCATGTTGCGGTAGTAGTCGGGCCGGATGCGCCTCAGGTTGGCCGCGTTCTCGGCCTGGGCATGGAAGCCGTCGGGACTGTCTGGATCATAGCCGGGCGGCTGCTTGTGCACCATCACGCCCGCCGGGGCGGCGGTGTAGAAGTCCTTCTGGAACCAACTGCCGATCGTCGGCGTGTTCGCGTCGCCCCACACGCCGGCGTAGGACGGCGTCGGCGGATCGATCGGACGGTCGTCGGGCTCGGGGAAGCGCCCGACCCGGTTGACGCAATACGACAGGATCGCCTTCTGCTCATGGGTGTCGAATTCCGGCAGCCAGAACGCCGTGCACTCCTTGCCCCGGAAGAACTCGTCCAGGTCGACGTCCTGCACGGCGCGGAACCGCACCTCCAGCTCGACCGGGCCCTGACCGTCGGGCCCTTTCCCGGGGAAGCGGACGATGTGGGTCGCGGGGTCGCCCTGGGCGCCCTTCCAGACAGCTTCGCACGTCGGGCCCTTGGTCTCCTTCGGATAGACCTTCAGGTAGCTGGGGATGACGCTGTCCCAGGCGATCCGATAGGTGGGGCAGACGACGTAAATCCGGGCTCGACGCCAGCCGTCTCTCGGACTAGCGTGCTGCCAGAGAGCAGTACGAAGACACCGGCGCGCCGCGGCTATGGTTTTGCCGCCGCCCGTCGGCCCCGTCAGAAACACGATTGGCGAGCGGTCGAACTCGAACCGTCGCGCCACCGGTCCGGCGAAGCCCCACTGCCGCTGCTCGACCTTCGCTTCGCCCGACAAGCGCTTTCCCTGACCCTGACCCGTTTCGACCGAATCAATTTCGCCGGGCCAGAACGGGGGGGGGACGGAGCCGAGGGCGTTGAACCTGCCGGAAGCACCCCCCACGGGAAAACGGACGGGCCCGGTTTTCGGGGGCGGGGGGTCGAGAGGGGGGCGGGGGGTCGGCCCCCAGGGCCTAGCCCATCTGATTTCTGATCAGAGGCGCGCGAGGGTGGAAGCCTTTACGGTTCAACAGGTTCGTTGTCGTCAGGTGACTTCGGTTGGGTGACTTGCTCGCCGGGCTCGGTGCTAACCCCTTGATATTCAATGAGGTCGGCGGGCGTGTCCCACTCGCCCAGCTGCGCGCCGCCGCCGGCCGCCGTCGTCTCCTCGATCGGCACGGCGTAGAACGTATGGGTCGGCGTGTCGCCCTGGCCGGCCTCGGCCTTCGGCGGCAGCTTCTGGTGGATGTAGGGCAGCAGGTCGGCCCGCTCCCGCTGCATCAGCAGCCACGCCTCCTTGCCCTCGCACCCGATCAGCGTGGCCAGCCGGGCGGCCTTCCGCGCCATGGCCACCAGCAGGTCCCCGCCGTCGGCGCGCAGCTCGGCCGCCGTCACCAGGCCGACCGCCGCGGACTGCTGGCCCGGCGTCAGCCCGCCATAGGTGCTCTCGATGTAGCGCTGCAGGTCGCCCGAGCGCTTGTTCGCGGATCCTTTCGGACGGCCCGGCCCTCTCTTGGGCGCCGGTGCGAGGCCCGGCAGGGCAGGCGCGACGGGGGATTTCATTTTCAGACCCTAGTTTATTGGGTTCTTCGGAGTTCCAGAGGCGGTTCCAGCCCATATTCAATGATATCGGGCCCAGCGGCAGGGGTGGAACCATAGAACCCATGGAACCATCTAGTCCTCGCCTATGTAGGAGAACCGGCCCTGCTGCTCGCGCATGGAGCGGCGCAGCACGGTTCCACCGGTTCCACGGTTCCACGTTCGGCCATGTTGATGATCGGGCTGGGCTTTCCCCGGAACCGTCAGCGGAACCGTGGAACCCTGTCGCCTGGTCTCCCCCGACCCTGCGCAGCGCCCATATCCTCGCTAACCGGGCTCGGGTCGGGGATGGACGGAGGGCCATCTGGAGCGCCTTGGGTCCGGGTCAGGGTGGCGTTCTGAAGGTGATGCTGTGCCTGCGCGCACCGCGCCCTGCGGGCGCTGCGCAGGCGCGCGCCGTGGCGCGCTAAGGGCGAAGGTCATCGCCTAGTCGGCGATGCGTCCAGCCCAGCCTGCTGGCGCAGGCAGGGCCGTCCTGTTGTTAGAGGGGCGCTGGCGCGCCTTGGGCGTGGATCAGGGCCTGACGGCGTTCTCTGCGCCCCGCAGCCCTGAACGGCGCGTCATAGATGTTGTGGCAGCGCTGACACCAGCTGCGCAGGTTCTCGTCGGCGCAGTTTTCGGGCTGCTGGTCGAGGTGCGCGGCCGTCAGGACGACGCGAGACCCCGTCACCGGGTGCGAGTGGCCGTGGCCGGCGCGGCAGTCAGGGTAGGCAGGCGAGCCCTCGCACCGCCAGCCGGCGCGCTCCTTCACGGCCAGGGCGATCGCCGGCCAGTCGGCCGGGTATCGCGCCCTGTTCTCCGGCCTCACCGGCATCGCATCACGCCGCGATCGGCAGGGCCTCGGCGTCGTCCCAGTCCAGCGCCTCGGCCACGCTGATGAAGATACCGCTGGCCTTGCTGTCTAGGCCCTTGCCGCACTTGCCCGGCTCCCACAGGTGCTTCGGCATCTGGCGCAGCACCCCCAGCCAGGGTCCGGGCGCGCCCATCCGTCCGGCCCAGGGCGTGCCGGCGAACAGGCTGTTCAGCATCGGGTGCTTGGCGGGGACGAACAGGCGGGCGTTGGCCCAGGTCTCCACCTCGTTCTTCGGCCAGCTAACCGACAGCCCGCACATTTTCAGGATGAAGTTCACGTCCTCGCTGCTCTGAGGGCTGTTCTTGAAGTTCAGCAGCGCCTCGCCCGCGGATTTCTTGGCGAAGGTGCGCAGCGCGTCCGGCTGCGCGTCCAGCATGTGGATGAAGCACCGCCGCCAGGTCTTCTCGCGGCCGCTGGTCTCGATCAGCGTGCTGGGCTTCAGCAGCGCCATCCATTCGTCCAGTTCGGCCTTCTCCGGCATGACGTCCCGCATGGCGGCGTGATAGCCGGCTGCCAGAGTGCCGAACGTGTCCGCAGCCCGGTCGGAGTGCCCGCTGTCGATCAGCGCCAGCCTGAAGGCGTCGATCAGCGCATCCCAGCGCGGCCGGCCGCTCTCGATCTCGAACCAGCCGACCAGCCGCCTCAGCAGCTGGCGACCGATGTCGCTGACCTTCTTGCCGTCCTTCAGCCCCAGCGTCGTCAGCACGTCGGCCGGGCGCACGCCATCGACCGTTGCGGCCTTCACCCGCTCTCGCAGCATCAGCACGGCCATGCGGCTGGCGTCCTGGGCGTCGACGGGCGGCATGGCGATCGAGGACATGAGGAAGCTGGAGTTGACGCTGAATTCCTGCCCAACGCCGTCCTTGCCGCCGCGCTGCATCTTGTCGCCAGAGTAGGCGACGCGCGCCAGTTCCAGGATCTTGTCCGTCGTCCGCGTGTCCTCCTTGGCCTCCATTTCGTCGACCAACACCGCCACGCTGTCCTGCTTGACCTTCTGATATATGCCAGCCTGCGTCGTGTTCGACGTCGCCAGCAGCGCTCCGTTCATCAGCAGGCGGAACAGCTTCTGCAGCGTCGACTTGCCGGCGCCCTCGGTCCCGACGACATAGGCCACCGGCCGCTGCTCCAGCGCGCCGCCGACCATCGCCGACATGACCCAGCCCAGCGCCAGTCGCGGATCCAGCTGCGGGCGCTCCCATGTCCACGATTGCAGGCCCTGGAACAACACGTCGCCGGGCGAGCCCTCGCCCTGCTCCTCGTATTTGCGCACCGGCCGCCCGATCTTGGGCCGCCCCGGATAGATGAAGCGCCCATGCGCACCCGGCGGGCGCCACTTGCCCTCGATCAGGATGGCGTCGCCGGCGTGATAGATCAGGCCGCCCGCTTCGTCCCGCCACGCGCCGCGGCCGCGCACGCGGTCCTCCAGCTCGAACGTCCCCATATAGGCGCAGGCCGCGAACAGGTCGTTGCGCGACACGTCTGCGTCCCAGCCCGTCACGCCCCAGCCCTTGCCGACCTTGCCGCGCCGCGGCCATGCCCAAGGCAGGAAGTTCGGGCGGCCAGAGAACAGGCTGGCGATATTCCCCTTGCCGGCGTTCTCCGCCAGCACCGCCACCTCGCCCAAGGTGTCGAGGAAGAAGTACGTCGTGCCCGACAGGGTCGCCAGCTTGCCCAACGGCGTCACCGGGCAGTTCAGCGGCAGGCTGGTGGGATAGCTCAGATGCCGGTCGCGCCATTCCCCCGGCTCCACCATGTCTTCGGGGTCGTCGCCGACGGCCAGGTTCATCGGCCCGCCCATTGGCGGGTCCAGCTGCGCCTGCTGGCGCAGCGTTAGGTCGCGCACCTGCTCGTCCTCGTCCTCGAACGTGGGCAGGGCGTTGGCGATGGCGTTGATCGGGTCGATACTCAATACCCGTCCCTCTCGTTCAGAAACCGCAGAAGCCGACGCGCGGCCGATCTGGACTTGTTGGCGGCGCTGCCCCGGCATTTCGGCGTGCAGGCGATCGTCAGGCGGTGGCCGTGGCCCTGCCGGTCGAAGACCTTCACCACCAGGTGCGGCCCCTCGTTCAGTATGGCGGTGCCCAGCCCCCAGGGGCTCAGCACCTCGCGGATGGCGGCGATTTGCTCGCGCATCGTCTTCGTCAGTCGCAGGGCGCTAGACACGGGCCATCCCCTGCATCACCCAGCTGTTGAAATCGTCCACGTCGGCCGGCGGCGCCGCGACCACCACCGGCCGGCCCCGCGCCTGCGCCCGCCAATGGCGCTCCACCTGGTCGAACGCCGCCTGCGCTGCGGGCTTGTTCCAGTCGTTGTCGCGCAGCAGCACCACGGCCGACGCGCACGCCGGCCAGTCCAGCAGGCCCATCAGGCTCAGCGAACCCGCCGCCCACACGCGGTAATCCGGCCGGGCGCAGGCGACCGACAGGCTGGTCTCGATCCCCTCGCCGATGGCCAGCGGATCCGTGCGGCCCTTCTTCTCGGCCATGGTCGGGCTCAGGCCGCTGGGCCCGGCGCTCAGGCGGATCGCGGCGCCCTTCGGGTCGCCCTTCATCGTCTTGTGCTTGCCCTGGGCCTTGCGGCGGGGATCGGGGCCGGTGCCGTCGGCGTTCAGGAAGGTCCGGTGCACGGCCGTCAGCACCTTGCCGCGCGTCATGGCGCTGACCATGCAGTTGCGCCACTCGATCACCTCGCCGGTCTCGCCGTCGATCCACTCGACCGACCGGGCCCAGCGCAGGGCCCCGGGCTGATGCGCCAGCCGCTCCATCGGCAGGCTGCGCACCCCGCGCAGGTAGTGCTCCGCCGGCGTCCCCGCGATCGGCGGCAGGCCCAGCCACAGGCCGAACAGCTTGCGGCTTTCGGCCTCGGCCGCCGCCGTGTTCTTCGCCGCCCGCGCCGCCGCGTCCTTCGCCGCCCGCTCGCGCGCCTGCAGGTCCTGGCTCTTGGTGCGCACCTCGCCGCGGCCCAGCCCCAGCAGCTCCAGAGCCCGCCAGTAGGCGTCCATCTTGCCGTGCAGGCCTTCGACATAGGCGATCAGGTCGAACACGTCGCCGCTGGCAGGCAGGCCCGCGAACTCCTTGAAGTTGCCGGTCCCGCTCCAGATGCAGAAGCTGCCGGGGTTCTTGTCGTTGCGGGTCGGGTTCAGCGGAAACCACACCGGCGCGCTGTCGCGCTGGGCGTAGGTCAGGCCCAGCCGCGCGACGACGTCGGGCAGGCTGATGCGCAGCCGCTCCTTCACGTCGTCCCAGGCATAGGGGAGGGGCCGGGGGTCGGTCATGCCGCTGCCCCTGAGAAAAGATCGTCAATCTCGCAGCTCTCTTCCCCGCAAGCGCCGCCGCTGCTGTCCATATCAGGGTCGTAGGCCTGCCGCCCGTCGACGAAAGGTTCGAAGGGAAGCTTGGCACGGGCGACAATGTCGTCAGCCGACATGCCATTGCGGAAGAACACGCGACGATAGCCAGCGGCCGGGCGCTCAAGCTTTCGGAATTCGGCTCCGACAAGCCCGTACTGGGCCTCCATTCGCCGGCTCCAGTCGAACACTTCTGGCTGACGCGCGGCGATCGTCAGCAGCTTGCGGAACGACTTCTTGTGACAGTCGAGGCAGTTGCCAAGCTCCTCGGGGATATAAAGATCGAAGGGCTGCCGTTTCCAGAAGCTGTAGACATCCGCTTTCCGAACCCAAGCTCTAACCAGCGGGTATTCTACGCCCGCCGCACCATTCGTTGCCCGGTCAGCTTCATCCGCGCGGATGCCTATGAGGGTCTTGTAGGAGTTCGGCAGCCAACCAAGGCCATCCTGTAGATAGGACTTGATCGCGTTCGCCTTGAGCTCTCGCGTGCAGTGGAGGAACGACTTGTTCGGGATCCCGTACTTCTGGATCATCTGCTCGAACGGCTCGCCGGCGCGCGATGCTGTTTCGAACGAAACGATGCGGTGACCGGACGAGGCGCGCTGATTGTGGCGGGTGACCGCTTCCAGCCAAACAACGTTGATGCCGAAGTGGGTTGCGCAGCGATCCACGAACTTCAGGGTTTCGTCGTGCTCGCGCCCAGTGTTCGCAAAGGCGACGACATGATCGCTGGGAAGCTGGCCCCCATAGGCCTGAAGCGCGCGCCACAGCATGTAAGCCGACGTCCGGCCGCCGCTGAAGGACCAAAGGCACGGCCCGTCGATAATGAACGGATCGGTCACCACTGGCCCAGATCCTCGTCCAGCCGCTGGCGCAGCTGCGTCGTCAGAGTCTCCAGCGTCTCGTCCAGCTGTGGATCGTCGTCCCGCCGGTCGGCCAGCTGGTCGACGGCGTGCCGCACCGTCGACTTGTCCAAGCCGGTCGCGGCCGCCATGGCCGTGGCGTTCACGTCGCCCTCGGTCATCGTCAGGTACACGGCCAGCTTCCGCGCGCTGCTGATCGCGTGCGGCTGGCATCCCCGCGTGCCCGGCGGCGTCTGCACCGCCTGGACCGGGGCGCCGGTGTGGGCCGCGGCGATGGCGCAGGCCTCGGGCCAGACCCAGCTCGCCGTCAGCTGGGCGTCCTCGTTCTCCACCACGGCCCGCGCCACAGCCTCGACCGCGTCATCCGGCCAGATTTCGCGCAGCGCCGCGCGCGGCCGGTTGTCCCGTGACGGCCGGCAGCCCAGCGCAGCCCTCAGGGCCGCGTCGTTGGCGTCGGGATAGACCGCCTTCAGCCCCGCCATCGCCAGCCAGCGGAAACCGCCGGCGCAAGTGAACAGGCTGCGGGGCCGCCCGGTGCGGGCCAGCACCAGCACCGCCTTCAGGTTGCCGTCGCGCACGGCAGCCGCGGCCAGCGCGGTCAGGATCGCGGCCCGGCGGGGCGAACCGACGCGCGGCGTGACCGGCGGCAGGGCAGGGATGCGAGCGAGGGCCAGCGCGGTCATGCGCGCAGCCTCCGGCCCGTGTCCTCGGCGCAGACCACCTCGTCCTCGCCGTCCGGCTCGTGGTCGGACATGGCCGCATCGAGCGCGTCCAGCATCTCGATCGCGGTGTCGGCGACATATTCCAGCCAGGCGCGCAGCCGCGCTTCGTCGGGCGGGCTCATGACAGGTCCTTCCGCTCGGTCCACAGCGGCAGCGGCGGGTCCTCCCCTGGCGCCGCGGTCGCCGGCAGACCCAGCCCGTCCAGCATGTCTCCGGCGGCGTCGGCCAAGGCCTCCAGCTTCGGCGCCAGCTGCGCCCGCAACGCGGGGTCCGCCTCCAGCGCGAAACCCTTGGCCACGATGTAGAAGGCCCGGAAACAGGCGCAGGGCAGGGAGCGCAGGTCCGGCATCCGCCAGTCGCCCGCCCCGGCCAGCGCCTTCTTCAGCGACTTGGCCCGCGCCTCGACCTCCGGTGCCCGCGCGGCGTCGAACGCGGCCTGGCAGGCGATGCGCCACAGCACCCGCTCGCCGCTGGTCATGGTCGGGTTGTGGCTCATGCCGCCGCCTCCGCCTCGCGCAGCGCGGCCTCGACGTCGTGCCCGGACGGCTCGCCGCGGCACAGCAGGTCGAATTCCTCGCTCAGCTTCTCGATCACGGCCGCTTGGGCGCTGGCGCTCAGGCGCAGCGGACGACGGGCGGCGGACTTCGCCCGCGCCTTGGCACGGCGCGCCTCCTTCAAGGCCCTCAGGTCCCGCCCGCGCAGCATCACGCGGCCTCCCGGCGGCTCAGGATCTCCGCCACCGGCGGATGCCAGTCGTCCGCCCGCACCGCGCCGTTGGTCAGGCGGATGATCGCCCGCACCAGCGTGCCGCTCGGGTCGCGCCTGTTGTCGTCATCGAACGGCAGGCAGATCAGCCGGACATACTCGCGCGTGCGGCCCAGCTGCTCCGCCGCCCAAGCGTAATCCTTGCGGTGAAGCGTCAGCCAGCCGTCAAAGGCTGGGCGGGGATGCGGGGTCAGGGCTGCGTCGGTCACACGGTCACTTCCGTTTGGTTTGCCGACTCCCTGTTCGTTGGTGATTTGTTGGTAAAGTCAACAGGTCCATGCTACGGCGAGGGTGGATATGTCGCTGGTAGCAATCAGAACCGAGTCGTGGCCCAACCCCCGAATGAACGGGTTCCGGGATCGCGAGGCCGCCGACCGTCAGCGCAAGGGGCTGGCGCTGAAGGCGTTGCGCGGCCGCTTGGGCCTCAGCCAGACGGCTGCCGCTGAGGCCGCCGGCTTCAGCAGCTACAAGGCCTGGCAGAACTACGAGAACGGCGACCGCAACTTCAGCGACCCTAAACTGGACAAGCTCCTGACCGCCTTGGGGGCCAGCCGTGAAGCCTTCGATTTCGAGCTGAGCCGCATCCCTGCCGACGAAGGCGACCGCGGCGTCTCGCGCGGCCTGTCAGCCCGAGCTCGCCCATTCGCTGCTGCCTATCAGCTTCCCAGCGGCGGGGTTGCCCATGGCGGAGCCCTGCGGCCGGAAATCAACGATGAAGAGGCGGGCGAGGTCATCGATCTGGCCCGCTACTTCGCCAACGGCACGCGGATCCTGCGGCTGGGCGGCATGTCGATGTACCCTTACGCTGAGAGCGGCGGGTTCGTCACCTACAACCCGAACCATCCGCCGCGGCGCGGACAGGGCTGCGTCATTGAGATGAAGGACGGATCGAAGCTGGTGAAGCGGTTCGAGCACTACGACGACGAAACGCTGACCGTCACCGAGCTTTGGCCAGAAGAGCGCCAGCTGAAGTACCCGCTGGCCGACGTCGCAGGCGTCTATGCGATCGGCCTCAGGGGCGAATAACCCGGCCTAGCGCGCGGCCCCGCCCTCGCGGAACAGCTCCTCGATCATCGACCGCTCTGCTGCTGAGGCTCGCAGGTCGGGGGCTGGGTGTTCCTGCGCTTTCAGCGAGCCTTCTATTCCCTCCAGATGCCCGGCGACACTGCTCAGCGTCTCGTCGTGCGCCAGATACCCGACGGTCCGGTTGAGTTCGCCCAGCTGCAACGCAATCGCCACCAGCGCAGCCACGCCCGCGAACAGCCCGACGATCTTTAGGGCACGGTAAGCCGTCTCTCCGCTGATCCGGCGCTGCGCTGTGGGTGTCTCAGGGGTCAGGCTGCTCATTTGCTGACCGTCGCACGCGAAAATCTTCGGCGACACCGCCAAGAAAATCGTGGGTAGGTTGACAGCACCAACAAACTACCCCCTTTTCTGGTCTCGCAACCGCACGGGACCACCCATGACCAGCCAAGTCACCGCCGCCGCACCGCCCTACGAAGACGCGCAGGTCGCGGGCGTCGCCTGCCTCCTGCTCGCGCTGGAGAAGGCCGACACCGCCCGCGTCGTCTTCAGGCCGCTGGCGCGGCTGGGCGAGGACTTCGTGGCGGCCACGGTAATGATCGACGTGGGGGAGGGGGCTCTGCCCTTCACCCTCGAAAGCGTCCGCCTCGCCGCCCTCTGCCTGCGCGCCGACCCGCCGTTTCCCGCCAGTGTCGGCCTCGCCGCCCGCCTATCGTCCGCCGCGGACCAGGCCGAGGCCGCCGCCCTGCGGCTGATGTCCGCCCTTCACTGACCGGCTGACCATGACCGACGTTCACTACACGCCCGAACTGGCCCGCAACCGCCTCCTCGCGGCTGCCTCTGCCGCCTCGGCGGCGATCACCGGCATCGTAGAGGCCCTGCGCACGGAGCGCGCCGTCGAGACCGCGCTTGAAGAGGGTCTGGCGTGGTCCGACCGGGACCTGATCCTGCCGCTCGGCGAGGAGGTGATCGAGCCCTTGGTCGACGCCCTGCGCCTTGCTGCCCACGCCACCGGATATCCGCCGCCGCTTCACCGCATCGGCCTCGCACTCGACCGCTTCACACAAGGAGACGACTGATGGTCGCCTATACGATCCCCGCCAAGTCCAACCGCACTGCCGTCCGCGACGGGCGCCGCTTCATCCTGCTGGCCAACCCTCGCGGCGACCGGAACCCGAACCAGAACCCGCACGCCGGGCCCGGCGCCCGCATCCACCTCAAGACCGCCCGCACGGCGTCCAGCGCCGGCGAACACCTGCCCGAAGCTCACTGCGCCTTTTCTGGCCTGGTCACCTTCTCGGTCGAGGGTGTCGTGCGTGTGCTGGAAGGCGACGCTGAACGCCGGGCGGGGGAGGATCGTCAGGCTGCGCGCGACAGAGGCGAGGGCGTAGCCCACCTGCTTGCTCAGGCGGAACAGGCCAGCCCTGGCGACCGTCAGGGCGCCGCCGACACCCTGGCCGTCGCCGCCGGCTTCAAGAACTACGCGGACCTGTGGGCCGCGATCGGGAAGGATGACGGCGAGGTCGTCGCCCGCCAGTTGATCGCCTGGGTGATCTGATGGCGGCCGTTTCCACCCTGCGCCTTGTGGGCACCAACCGCCGGGACCAGGCCAAGGCCGCGACGCGGGCCAAGGTCATCGACGGCGCCCGCTTTCTGTTCAGCAACGCCGGATATTTCTCGACCAGCATCCGTGACATCGCCGACCGCATCGGCATGTCGACCGGTGCCGTATTCGCCAACGTCTCGGACAAGGCGGCGCTCTGGCGGCTGGCTATGGGCGGACCCGCCCCGTCGGAGGGCCTGGCGGAGGAAGTCGCCCTGGTTCAGGCGCTGCGCCCGGGCTGGGGCTGGGTGCTGCGCTTCAACGGCGCGGAGCACATCGCAGCCCTGACGCCGCCCCACACCGCAGCGTTGGCCCTGCCTGCGTCCCAGCATTACTCGGGCCGCGGGGCTTCCCCGGCCGAGGCCCTGCGCCAGGCCCGCATCAGCGCCGAACGCGGGGACGCCGACCGGCTCCGCGACAATCTGGCGGCCGTCCAATGACCGCCGCCCGCTTCACCGTGCTGTCGGTCAAAGTCGGTCTCGAACAGGGCGGCCAGCTGCGCGAGGTCGAGCTGGGCGCCGCCTTCGATCAGGTGACGACGCAGGACGCCGCCCGCAACGTCGGCCGCGAGCTGGGCGCCGCGATCGGCGAGAACCTGTGCCGCCGCCTGCAGCACGGGGAGGTCCTGGCGTGACGCTCCAGCCCCTCGACGCCTCGTCCGGTCGTTGGGCCCCTCCGACCGCGCATCGCCTGCTGACGGGTCAGGAAACCGCCCGCGAAGTCGGCCTGAGCTGGGAGCGCTTCCGCAAGGTCCGCGAGACCTGGACCCGCGACCGCGACTTCCCCGCGGAAATCAACGAACCGGGCGAGCCGGTGCGCTACCTCGCCGACGCCGTCGCCCGCTGGGTCGAGCGCCGCTCGCGCCGGGTCCACGCGGTTGCGACCGCCGGTGACGCCCCCGAACCGCAACAGGGCGCCCAGCGCGCCGCCGCCGCTGGCCGCGCCAGCCTGCGGCTGCTGAAAGGATCCGCCCGGTGATCTTCATGAACCCCCGCCGCCGCCGCGGCCCCGTCCGCCCGATCGTCCTGACCGAGCGCGGCCAAGGCCTGGCCGTCCTGCTGTTCGCCATCGCCTTCCTGCTCTGGGTCTGCGTCGAGGCGAAGGGGCTGTGATCGTCATGAAGGAAGCGACGACCAAGCCCGAGGCCCGGACCATCCACGTCCGCACGGACTATCTCGAGGGCAACAGCCAGCGGACCTTCGGGTGCGGAATTGGCCCGGCTCTGCCTGAGGGGCACGTCTGGCATCACGCCGACGAGATCAGCTCGCATCGAGCCAACTGCCCCGGCTGCAGGCCGTTCGCGCGGACCATCGGAACGCCTCTGTCGCAGCTTTCTGGTCGTCCGGGCCACCCCGGCTTCGACCGCTTCTGCGCGATCGCGGAGACCTACGGCTATGACTGACAACGGTTTGCTGCAGCTCGATCGGCCCGCCTCGATCACCGTCGCCGGCGACACCCGCCGCGGCCGCATCCTGTCCAGCACCCTGCGCGGGCCACTGACCCTCAGCGAAATCGAACGCCGGGTCGGGCCCGACACCTCGGCCTCGCGCAAGGACCGGTCCATCCACCGGATCAAAACGACGTCCGCCATTCGCGCGTTGAAGCGCGACGGGCTGCTGGCCCGCTCACCCTGGGGCTGGGTCGCCACGGCGGCCGGCGTTCAGGCGCTGCAGAGGACTGCCCGATGACCGAGGCTACTGACGCTTTCGTCGACGGCGTGCGCCGCGCAATCCGCAAGTCCCTGTTCCGCCAGTTCAAGGCCTCCGGCTTGGATCAGGACGGGGTCACCCGCGCCGTCGCCACCACGTCGGAGACGGCCCTGCGCACCGCCGCGGTCGCGGACCTGGCGACCGTCGTGGCCGCAGCTGGCCCCGTGGTCGCGGCGCTAGAGGCCGCGGCGCCCGACGATCCGGTGCTGACCACCTTCAACACCGTCAAGGATGGCGTCGCGACCGGCGTGCAGGACCTGCTGCTTTCCGCAGAAGCCTGAGCCCGCTACCTTCGCCCCGATCAGGAGACGCGCCGTGAGCAAGCGCCAGCCCACCAAACGCCGCCAGCGCCCGCATGGTGTCCTGCCCGCCGGTTTCGACTGGCGCGACGGCCGCCCGCGTTGGCTGCCCAGCCCGACGCGCCGCCGCCAAGGCTGGCGGCCGTTCGACTTCGCGACCGTCACCGCGCGGGGCGACAAACTCTGGCTCTCCCAAGGCGACGCGATCGAGCGGTGCAAGGCGATCAACGCCGCCGTGTCCGCATGGACCCTGAAGGGGTCGCCCGTCCCCGCCGACATGGCCGCCTTCGCTCCGCCCGGTGCGGTCGAGGGAACGGCCCTGACGCCCGCCCAGCGCGCCGACAAGCGGTCTATCGGGGCGCTGGTGGACGAGTGGCTGCAGGGCCCGCGCTTCACGCTCGCGCGCGGGCAGGGCGGTCTGGCCCCTTCAACGGCCGCCGACTACCGGTCGAAAATCCATGTGCTGCAGGTCGCCCTGGTCGAGAGCGCGGACCCCGACAAGCTGGCCGCAGTGCGCGCCTTGCCGATCGAGACGCTGGCGGTGCCTGAGGAAGAGGACGCGGAATTTCCGCTCGATGACGCCTATCGCTGGCTGCTAGCGAACCGCGGCCACGACATGGCCTATGGCGTGCTGTCCGTCGCCTCGGTCTTCATCAGCTGGTGCTGGAAGAAAAAGCGCATCCGCGCCATGTCCGCCAACCCGGTCGAGCTGATCGACCGCGCGCCGCCGCTCGGCAAGATCCGCGTCGGGACGCAGGAGGAGCTGGCCGCCATCGTCGCCTCCGCCACCCGGCTGGGCTATCCCAGCATCGGCGACGCCGTGCTGCTGGCGCTCGACCTCGGCTGGTCGCTGAAGGACCTGCTGGCCCTCGACTGGCGCCGTCTCGCGCGTCAGCCCGACGAACACGGCGTGGTCCGCTGGACGATCACCCGCGTCAGCCGCGCCAAGACCGGCGTGGCCAGCTCGGAAATCCCCCTGCTGACGATCGGCGAGGCCTGTATCGAACGGATCATCGCCCGCAACGCCGACGCCAAGGTCACGCCGACGCACCTGATCGTGCGCGAGGCCAGCCCGCGCAACCGCTCGGGGGTCTGGACGAACCGCGCCTTCAACGACGCTTGGCGCGCGGTGCGCGAACACGCGGCGCTGACCGTCCCCAGCCTGCTGACCGGCGACGGCGTCGACGGCTCGGAATTCAACGGCGCCTTCGACTTCATGGACACCCGCGACACCTTCATCACCTTGGCGCACGACGCCGACATGACCGCCGCCGAAGTCTGCAAGCGCAGCCTGCACAAGGATCACGCGCGGGTGCTGGCGGTATGGTCGAAACACTACGGCACGGGCGGCCGCGCCGTCGGCCGGTCAGGGGCGAGGAAGATGGGCGCGCACATGGACGCGACGGGCTGGGTGAAGGCCCTCGGCACTTAGGTGACTTGCGCGCCCAACAGCGCCCTTTTCAGGCCACCCTTAACCGCGTCGATCACCTTCAAAGGCCGCGCTGGCGGGCTAGGCACTCCAACCGCTCAGAACTTTTAATCAGAGGGTCCTCGGTTCGAGCCCGAGAGGACGTACCACCACCCCGTTCTTTTCATTGATGGTTTTTCAACGCTCGCCGGAACGCAGCGTGAACCGGGTGACTTCGCTGAAGTCACCTGTGTGACTTTGCGCCGTTGGCGCGGCGGGTGTTCTCACTTCGTTCTTGACCGAGGAGGGGCCGGCGCCGCACGACTTCGCGCCCACAATCGAGAGCGCGGAGAACAGCAGATGCCGGACAACATGACGGCGGCCGCCGGCGATGCGTCCGCGGCCGAAAGTCTGACGGAAGCGGCCGCACGGCTGCTCGCGGGGCAGGCCGATCCGCTCGCCGGCGTTCAGGCCCTGCTGCGCGAAATCCACGCCCGCGACCCTCGCGCGCTGGAACAGGCTGTGGCCCGGATCCAGCGCGAGCGGCTGCGGCGGCTGGAAACAGCCAGCTCCCACTGATCGCCATGCCCGAACGGTTCGGAATGACCCCGTCGCAGCTGCGCCCTGAAACGGTGATTGCCGCGGTCTGTCTGACCTGCGGCGGCCATCGCTATGTGCTGCGGTCGGTGATCCTGGCCAAGCTCGGTGACGTGCCGCTGAACCAAGTCGAGCCGCTGCTGAAGTGCATCGAGCGCCCCCGGCTGGACCGACGCGCCCGGCGGTGCGGGGGCGCGATGGAGCTGGAGCTTCGGGGGCCGCCGGTCAACGACAGGGCCGAGTGGGGCGGCTGACCTTCCGGCGTCGGACTTGACCGTGCTGGCTTTTGGACGCGAGGTTGTTCAATGGCCCCGAATGACACGCTCGACCTGATCCTTGACGACCCCGACGTCGTCCCTTGGGCACGGCTAACCCCTATGATCGAAGGGCTGGAGGAGATCCTCTCAGACATCGCGCATCAGATTTTGATTGCGCGGGGCAACCTGCGCGCCACTCGATCCGCCGACCCAGCAAATTGGAAACGCGCCTCCGCGCGCCTCGCGCCGCCGCGGTCGGGGTCAAACATCCTGCCGCTGCTGTTCGACCTGCCAGACATCTACATCGGCGTCGTCCAGCAGAAGGCGGTGGCCCAGAGCCGCTATTCGACGGAGCTGTGGGATTTCCTCAGCAAGATTTCCAGCCTCAAGGATCTGGCGGAAATCGCATTACTGGTCACGTTCAGCCGACAGGGGTTGATCGCGCGCCAGACCGGACAGGACCAGCCAAGTCACGAACCGGAAGACCCTCGGGTCGAGCATGTCGTTGCCCATCTGGCAGCCGCGGCGACACCGTGGGTGGAACATCTGCTGAAGCGCGCGGAGGCCGTTGGCCCTGCGCGGGTGGCGATCCGCTATCGGGACGCCGAGATTGAGCTGGTGCTTGCTGATCGGCTGCAGAGCAACCTTCGCCTGGGGCGCGGCTGGACCCGGGTTCAGGTCATGGGCAACAATCCGGCCATGGCCAAGGCGCCGCTCAAGTTCCGGCGGAGAGAGGGGCCGACGATCCGGGTCCGCTACGACGGAGCGGAGCGGCTGGCGTTTCTGGCGTGGGGCGGCGAGCCGGGCAACAAGCTCATCGTCCTGGGGCGCGGTGAGAAAGACCTGACGCCGCTGGAGCAGCAGATGGAAACCGTGGGCGACGTCATACCGCGATCGGACGTTGAGCCCTTGGAGGACGTGCCCGACAGCTTCACGGATGCCGTGGCAGTCTATGACCTGAAAGGCCACCGGCCGGCCACCTTCAGCTAGAGAGGGCCTAGTCCCGCTAGGCGGCCGGACAGGCCTCGCCCGTATTCCACGCGATCAACCGCCGCAGCTGGTCGACGACGGCGCCGTGGCTGACGGCGAGGCGGCCGATCCCGGCGCGCCAGGTCTCGGGGATCTGCGCCTGCCCTTCGGTCGGCAGACCCCGCGGCAGGGTCGGACAGCGCGTCAGCTCGGCCGGCGGCGTCTCCTTCACCGTCCGCACCACCACCACGGGCTCGACCGGAGCCGGGGCCGGATCAGTTGCGCAGGCCTGCAGCATCATTGACAGCGCCAGCCCAAGCGCCGGTCGCCTTATCGCCTTCAACCGCCGCATTGGCGTTCTCCAATCTGCTGGCGGTATCAGCCGCACGCTTCGCATAGGCCGCCGCCAACAGGGCGTCGGCCGCCTCTTTCCCCATCCGCTGGTCCAGACCCTGCAGCAGGGCCTCGGCCGTCCCGGCGTTCAGGTCGCTCTCCAGCTTTCCGACCCGCCGCGCTTCGGTCAGGCAGGACAGGCCCCACTGCTCGCGCTTCACGCCGACCGGGCGGAACGGGCTGTGGATCGCCTCGCAGATGCCGTCGGCCGCGCTGATCAGGCTCTTGCGGTCCGCCTCGGCCTTCGCCCGGCCGGTCGCATTCACCTGCCACTGGACATAGAAGGCCCCGCACACGGCCATGATCAGCACCAGCGTGGTGCCGAGGCGGTGAAGGCGCAGCCAGGCGAACAGGGCGGTCATGCTGTGGCCTTCCGTCGTTTGCGGACCGGACCCTCGGCCGTCTTGCCGGCCGCCAGCCATGTGTCGAGGTCGCGCGGCTGCACCTTCCGAAAGAAGCGAGCTTTCCAGCTCTTGCCGCGCCCGGGGTTCAGACCGATCAGCTTCAGGCTAAGCTCGTTGCTTTCGCACCAGGCCAGTCCCTCGACCTCATAGACCCGTGCGACCTTGGGCCAGCGCCGTCCGATGCGCTTCCACCACGGCTCAGCACCGTTGGCGATGCACGCGACCTTGTCGCCCACCTTGATGCCGCCCAGCGCCATCACCCAATCCCCGGCTTATAGACCGTGCGCCCGTTCACCTTGCGCGCGGTCAGCAGCTGCATCCGCCGGCCAGGGCCAAAGCCGATGTGAACCCACTCGCCGAACTCCTCGATGATCTGGTCATAGGCCGTCAGGTGCAGGCTCAGGAACTTCGCCACCTTGGCCGCCGACCCGAACTCCGGGCAGATGAAGTCGACGGCGTGGCCGGTCATGTGGGCGCTGTTCTTCGACCCGCCGACCGCCTTGTTGACCGCCGGGCTGCGATAGCCGGACAGGATGCGGATCGGCTTGTTCCCCAGCAGGGCCCGGACCTTCTCCATCCGGTCGGCCGTCAGCACGAGGGTGTCGAAGATCTCCGGCGGCGCGACGTTCGGAATGCCTTTGCGGGCCGCCGTGTTGCTGGTGGTGAACTCGGCGAGGGTGAAGTGGGCGGAGAGGCGCTGGCCCATGTTCAGTCTCCTTCAGGCGGTGACGCCGGCGTGCCGGGGCGCTTGCCCCAGCTTTCGGCGATGTTTTTCAGGATGCCCGGCAGGCCGCTGATCATGCTGACCCCGGCCTCGACGGCTGCCTTCTGCCAGGCGTGCAGGGCCTCGAAGGCGATGAAGGCGATGAAGAACCCGACGACGTCGGAGATCGCGTCGGGCCAGCGGAAGATCGTGGTCAGGGCGATGCTGACGAAGTGGAACACGATCACGCTGACGGTCCACTGGATGAACCGCTGACGCACGCCCAGGCCGGGCCGGATCATCTGCGCCACGATGGCGCCGAAGATGCCGGGCAGCCACGGCTCCAGCCGATGCCAGAGGGCGGCGAAAATCTCCAGCAGCGGGCCTTTCCACGGCTGCATCAGGCCGCCGTCCCGTCAGCCTTGACCCACTCGTTCGCCACGCCGTCCCACCAGATCGGCAGGCCAAGGGTGGTGTCGAAGTAGAAGTGTCCGTTGACCGGGTCGGCCGGACGGCTGGCGGAGACGCCGGCGCGCATGGGCCGCTCGGCGGTCGAGGGAACGCCTGGGTTGTCGCGGACGTAGTTGCCCGTGCCCTCGACATAGAGGGCGATGCCGTTCGTCATCCCCTCGACGATGTTGCCGCTGACGACGCTGTTTTCGAGGTTGCCGCCGGGCGTCTCGATCGCCAGCGTCGTGAAACCCTCTTCCGAGCCGCCCCAAAGGGGACGGTTGCGGAAGGTGTTGCCGATGATCGACAGGCCCGAGCATCCGCCGCCGATCCAGATGCCGGCCCCGTCCATCATGTTGATGAACAGGTTGGTCGAGAACGAGATGTTCTCGCAGTTTTCCAGCGTGATGCCGCGCATCCCGCACCAGTTGAACTCGTTGGCGACCACCTGCATCCCGGCGCAGTTGGCCAGCCGGGCGCCCGCAACGACGCCCGATCGGCCGGCGCTGATGAAGTTGCCGACGAGGCGGCAGTGGACGCCGCCGTTCTCGATGTCGATGGCGTGGCCGGTGATGCTGTCGAACGTGCAGAACTCGATGATCGGGCCGGTGAAGAACGGATAGTCTTCCGTCCCCGTCGCGTTGACCTGACGGCTGCGGATGCCGAACGCCCCCGCTAGCTGGTGGCAGTGGTGGAACTTCGGCTCGACGGTGTCGATCAGGTCGATCGGGTGCCCGCTGAACCAGCAGTCGGTCCAGGACGGATACTCGCTGATCCCCTGGCCGCCGTCCGGCTGGAAGGTGGTGCGGCTGATCAGCTGCGATCCGGCAATCCCGCCGAAGAACCGGCATCGCGTGAAGGTGTGGTTCTGGTGCGTGTCGATGACCGTCTGCACATGGTAGAAGACACAGTTGTCCCAGACGCACTGATCGGCCTTTTCGATCAGCAGGCCGGGCGTCGACACCGAAGTGACGTCGTCGGTCATGACGAACGCCAGGTCGCGGAACACGGCCGATCCGATGCGGGAGGCGTAGCCGGCCCCGCTCATCTTGACCTGGCCGGTCGCGCTCATGGCGAGGAAGCCGCGGCGGTGACCGGCGCCGCTGATCTTCGCCCGGTCCGGCACAGTAACCACGCCGGTGATCAACACGCGGCCCGGCACGATCACCTCGCGGCCCAGCGACAGGGCGGCGTTGACGATGGCCGTGCCGTCGGTCAGGCCGTCGATTTTGGCGCCCAGCTGGCGGACGTCCACGACTTCACCGGAGAAGGCCCACCAGGCGCCGTCGGCGGTCTGGAATTTGGCCGCGTGCGACGGCTCTTCAGCGGAGCGGGTCCAAGGGCCTTCGCCGCCGTCGCCGGGGGCGTAGAAGCCTTCCAGGAACAGCGACGTCTGCACGGCCGGCAGGCGAGCCGCCACGGCCGCGGCCTTGGTCGTGAACCCGCGCTCGCCCATCCGAGGCAGTTTGAGGCCGCCTGCGGTGGCGCCGTCGCCATAGCGGAAGCGTGCGTCGGTTTCGTCATAGACGATCTCGCCGCGCAGCAGCAGCGCGGCGACCAGGGCGTCTTCAGTGGTCCGCGGCAGTCGACGTCGCGCCATCAGCCCCAAGCTCCATCATCGTTTGCGGAAGGATCGTCGGTCGGCTGCCAGGAGCCGTCGTCGAAAAGGTCGGTGCCGATCGCGCCAAACACGTGAACCAGCGCCATGGGGACGGCCCGGCCGTCGGCGTCCAGCGTCACAACCTGCTCGGACCCCTCCAGCAGCGTCAGCGCCTCGCCGGCGGCTCCGCCGACGAACATGCGGCCCTGGCGGCGGGAGACGGTTGGAAGCTGCTGGCCATCCTCTCCGGCGGGGACGGTCAGGGCGAGAGCCTGCTGGTCGGCTTGCTCCTCGGCGGCCCGCATGACCTTGTCGAGCACCTGTTCCGTCGCGCGCGGCTTGTGCCCCTCAGCGTCAGGGAGGGCGAGCGCCTGGCGCTTCACGGTCCGCCGCGCCCACACCAGGCGGTCGCCCGCGGCCCATCCGCCGGTCGGGACTAGCGCCCCTGAAAGCGTGATCGTGCCGCCGTCGACCAGGGGAGCGGCGCCCGAAAGCGTGTAATCGGCGGTCAGGGTCAGGTCAGGCTGACGCAGGCCGGCCAGCTCGAGCCAGACGCGCACGTCTTCCGGGGTCCCGTACTTGAAACCGGTCGGGAACGGTCCGACCGCCGAACCTGCCAGCGCGGAAGAACCGATCGAGGGAGCGGGAGCCGTCGTCATGGCCCTTTTTCCCCCCGCCCGAAAAGGGGGGGGACGGCGCAGGCCTAGCTGGCTCCGATGCTCTCCGACGGGCTGACGATAAAGCCGGCGCCGGTTTCCTTCTCCACCCGCTTTTCGTACCGCTCGACGCTGCCGGGGCTGATCGCTTCCTGCATCCGGTAGAAGACCAGATAGTCCAGCGCCGCTCTGACATAGAACAGGTTCAGAAACGGCGTGTTGGCCTTCACGCCGTTGATCATGTCTGCCGGCACGTCCTCAAGTTGCTCAGGGTCGCCGCTGGCCGTCTTGCGGATGATCGTCGCCAGCCGCTCCAGCTCGCTGACGGCGGGCCCGCCCAGTGACCCGATCGTGAAGCCGAGGCCGTTCCGGTTCGCCTCGCCGAACAGAAAGTCGCCATAGATGCCCAGCCCGCCACCCTGCAGCAGGCTCGCCATGAACAGCTCGCCGCCCTTAAACTCGCCTTCGTCATCTGTCAGCGGGCGGAACTCGCGGCCCTTGACGATTTGCTTTGCCTGCAGGGACGCATAGCCCAGCACGGTCGAGGCGAGGATCAGGTGGCCCAGCAGGGCAACGGGCTTGGCACCCGAATATCCCCGCGCCGCCGGCATGACGTGGCGGCCCATGATCGCGGCGGAAAAGCTCCAGAACTGGGTGAAGCTGCGAACCGCCTCGCCCCACACCGTGCCCGGCCGCGTGCCGCGCGTCAGCGCCACCCGCTCGCGGGCGCGCGCTTCGGTCATGGCGTCGTCCAGCACGCCCGTCACCATGGCCTGAAAGCGTAGGCGCAGGTCTTCTCGGATCCGGCGCGCGGCCTCTGGCGTTGCTTCCGCGCCCGCCAGTCCCGCGCGCTTCAGCAGGTCGCGGTCCGACACGCCGTCCAGCGCCTCGAAGGTGAAATACATGCGCCCGTTGTCGCCATCCGTCTCGACGTCGCGGAGGCCGCGGAACCCCTCGGTCTTCACCTCCGGGTCGATCAGGCCGCGGCGCGCCAGCTCCCAGTCGGCCTCGCCGATGCCATACCGCTCCATGGTCTCGCGCGTGCCCGGCTGCAGGGCGCTCCAGCCCTGCCGAGCCTCGGTTCCCAGGTGGGCGGCGTACATCTCGCCGACGCCGCGCCTCAGGCCGTCCTGCCAGTACTGGAACAGGTTGACCTTGTAGAACGTCCGCTGGATCGCCGCCGTCCAGCCCAGCGGCCCGTCCGCCGCGTGGAACCGTCCCGTGATCTGCGCCGCCGCCGAACGGGCGCCGACGTCCAGAAGGTCGGCCGCCGCCTTGCCCTCGGCCGATTGCATCCGCGCGATCCCGCCCAAAGCGCCGGAATAGCCGTCCAGGAACCCGGCGCCTGCCCGCTTCATCGCCTGCGCCGAAAGGCTGGTGTCCGACAGGCCCGACAGGACCATGCCGCCCAGTTTGGCCAGGCTCTGCTGCATCCGTATCGACCGGCCGATGACTGCCAGGCGCATATTGTCCGGCGCGTTGCCCAACCCCGCCACCTCCTCAAACTCGGCGCGACGCTGAGCGGCCATCAGCTTGTCGGCCGCGCCCGTATCTCCGCGGGCTCGCGCCTCGGCGTGCAGGGCGGCAAGACGGTTCTGGAACCCGGCTTCGGGCGCCGGGCCCCAGCGATGCATCAGGGCGCTGTTTCCGGCGGCCCGCTCCAGCTCCGCCATATGGTTGGCCAGAAGCGCGCCGCGGCCGAACCTCTGGTGATAGGCGTGGGCGTCGTCGGGCGTCTTGAAGTGCAGCACCCGCGACTTCGACACGCTGCGGGCCTTGGACGCCGGCGGGCGGAAGTCGCCGATGTCGTCGGCTCCGCCCAAGCCCTCGCTCTTGCCGCTGACGATGTCGAACCAGGCGCGGTACAGAAACACCTCGCGGACATCGCCCGCGTCGTCGATCGCGCCCGACGCCTTCAACGCCTTCGCGTCGTCCAGCCAACCCTCGTCCACATCGCGCGCCTCGATGCCCTCGAACGTCCGGTCGTCCAGCCGCGGCTTGATCTCGTCCCGCCATTCGCGGAACGCTTTTCGACTGGCTTTCAGGCTGGCGCCCTTGAAGTCCGCCAGGGTGCCGACGCCGCCGCTCTGGAATTCGCGCCAGAACCCCCCTGACACGCGCAGCCGGTCATGGATCTGGCGGCCCTGGTAGCCCTCGATCCGTCCGATCCAGGCGCCCTCGTCGTTCTGCATCAACCGGGCCTTCTCGGACCCGATGTTCATGATCTCGGCGACCTTCAGGGCGTCGGCGTCGCCTGTGGGCTCGATCGCCTGGCCGTTCAACCGCGCTCGCTCGCGCCGGATGTTCAGCTCGAACGCGTCGTCGACCTTGAAGCCCGTCAGCCGGTCCATCAGCCCGGCCTCGCGCAGCAGCCGCTCCTGTTCGCCCCACAGCGCCATGGTGCGGCCGCGGGTGTCGGCGTCCACGGAATAGCTCGCGCCCAGTCCCTGCCGCTCGCTGCCGACATTCAGGGCCTTCAGCTTGTCGGCCTCGTCTCCGATCGCAGGCCCCATGGCGGTCAGCTCCACGTCCAGCCGCGCCTTGGCCCGCTCGCCCGCCAGCTTCAGGCGGCGCTCGGTCAACACCCCCATCAGCTGTTCGCGGGTCAGCTCCGCCGCCGCCTCGTTCAGGGCCGCCCGGTCGAAGGCCTGGCCCTTGCGCTGCGCCTTGCGCAGCAGCCGGTCCAGGATGTCGTCGATTTCGGCGTCGGAGAAGGCGTCGCCCGTCGCCATGCGGACGGGGCTGTGACAGGCGCGGGTCATGCGGCGGCCTTTTGCGGGGCGGGGAGGAGGGTCACGGTGAAGGCGAAGGTCAGCATCACGCCGCAATCGCATTCGTATGTGTCGACGAAGCCGCCGGCCTCGGTGCAGCGCCACACGCCGGACGGGTCCTCGTCGTAATCGAGACCGCGCGTCAGCACATGGCTGACCGCGCAGACCGGGCAGTCCATCTGCATCTGGTCCGGGACCAGGCCGACGGCGGGGACGGGGGCCGGGGCGTTAACGTTTTCCATCTGCTCGACTCGCGGCGCCTACACGCCAGCTTCGGTCGCAAGGCAGAAGGCCGCCGCGCGGATAGCCTCCGCGACCGTGGACGGTTCTGTGGACGGAACGAACGGCGGCGGCTCCACCCCGGACACCGCCGCCAGCGCCTCCGTGTCGGCCACCAGGGCCTTAAGCTCAGGGTCGGCGTCGATCAAAGCTCGGACGCGAGCAGCGGCGTCGGGTTTTACCGGCGGCTCATCCGGTCCGCCAGGTCGTGCGCCGCGTCCGCCAGCTTCCGGTCGTTCGCCGCCTCCGCCGGGTCCGTCGCCGACAGGCTCAACTGGTCGAAGGTCGAGGACAGCAGGCGCAGCCTCTCTTGTCGTCCATCCCGGTTCGCTGCCTCCGGCGTAGGCGAGGCCGCTGCGGCCGGCGCCCTCGGCCGTTCCGAGCCTTTCGCTGATCCGCGCGACGATGGTTTGCGCATTGTCGATCTCTCCAAACAGGTTCGGCCCGTCGGCGACGTCGCCGGCGGCCCGTGCATAGGTCTTCAACGCCCAGCCCAGCCGTTCCGCCCCGCGCGCCTGCATCAGGCCCTCGTCACGGAACATCATGCGCAGGAACAGCTCGGTCTCCGGGCTGACCGCCGCGCCGTCCAGCAGACCCTCCGAAGCCAGCAGGCGCGCCAGCACCTTGTCTGTGGCCTCCCGCGACTGGCGCGCGTGGCGCAGCAGGTGCACCGCTTGGGTCAGGTTCTCGGTCATGTCGATATGACGCGGCGCCTCCGCCCGCATCCGCGCCCAGGCGGGCGCCGCGTCAGCGAGGGCGTTGCCGACCGCTAGCAGGGTCTCGTCGGCCGTGTCGAACAGGGCAGCCGTCAGCTCCCGGTCGCCATAGGCCGCCTGCACCAGGGCAGCGCGCACCCGCTCGCGACCCGCTGGGTTGATCTCGCCGTCCGCGTCGCTGATCACGCCCTTGTCGCCGGGCGCCACCTTCTCCTGAAAAGCGCGCTGGAACGGCCGGTTCGACGCCGCGAACGGGTCGTCGCCCTCGATCATCCGCACCGTGTCGGCGTCTAGCCGACGCGCGTCCGCCATCGCCTGTTCGACCGGCGAGTAGCCCTCGGTCTGCGAACGGTTCAAGGTCGCCGCCATCTCCGCGCGTCCAGCGCCCGTCATCGGCTGTGTCCGCATCCGCACCAGCACCGGCTGCCGGAAGCCCGCTGCCTCGATCCCCTGCGCCTGCAGTTCGGCGCGATAGCGGCTCCATGCCCCCGTGCCGGTCCGCGCGCTGCGCCTCAGGGCGATCGTCCGCCCGTTGCCGCTCTCTACCAGGCCGTCGGGGCCGACGATGGGCGCGCCGGCCGACGCCGCCTTGTCGCGCATCAGCAGCTTGGGGTTCAGGTCCCGCTCCAGCTCGTAGTTTTCCGCCACGCTGCCTGGCCGGGAACGGTCCCGCGGCTGCAGCGCCTGCGGATAGACCGCGTTCTCGCTCAGGTCGTCACCATGGCTGGTGATCAGGTCGTCCAGCTCCACCACGGCGAACCGCACCGGGATCTCCGCGCCCGTCCGCGTGACGGCCACGTCCGTCTCCAGCCACTCCCCCCGGATGGCGGGGACCGCCGACGCCTCGTCCAGCGCCTCCAGCCCGTTGCGAGCGAGCAGAGGGCCCAGATCCAGCGGCGCGTCCTCGGCCGCCGCCTCCAGCGCCTCGGCAAAGGCGCCGACCCGTTCGTTGTCTGTCAGCCCGCGCGTCACCGGCGGCGGCTGGTTGGGGCTCAAGGCCGCCAGTGACGGCCCGGTGTCGCCGAATTTCCGTTGCCAGATGCCGGCGAATTGCCCCGCCGTCATGTTCCGGCTCCCGCCGTTCAGCTCCAGGGCTCGCGCAGGATTGCGAACGCCCGCCTCGCGCAGGGCGTCGACAGCGGGCCGGCTCGGATCGCGGAGCAACTGGAACGCGCCCTCGCGGCCCTGCTGGTGAGCCAGATACAGCTCCCACTCGGCCGGCGTCCGGCCAAGCGCGCGACCCAGCCCGGCCCGGTTTTGGGACAGCAGACGAACGCCGTTGCGGGCGTTCAGCACGGGGTCGTACTTGTTCCCCCCGCCAAAGTCCTTCCATGTGTCGTCGATGAATTGAAACAGCCCGCCCGCGCTGGAGCGCCGGTTCTGCGCCCGGGGGTTCATCTGGCTTTCGATCTGGGCGATGCGCAAGGCGGTGTCGACGTTTTCGCCTTGTTCGGTGGCGATGCGGGCCACGGTGTCGGCCACGGGCCCGCGGGGGCGAGCGCGGGGGGCCACGCCGCCGACGGCGCCTCCGACGGTCGCGCCGAAGGCTCCACCCACGAGGATGTTCCTCAGGGCGTCACCCATGTCGTAATCCTCTCCGGTCGAGCGGCGGGCGCTGTAGTTGATCGCCTCGGCCGCCGCACCGCCGGTCACCCCGTCGATCAGGCCCATGGTCGCCCCTCGGCCGATCTGCGCGCCGCGGGTCGTCGCCGGCGCCACTCTCAGGGCCCGGAGAGCGGCGGAGCCGCCGCCGATAAACCAGGTGGGCAGCAACACGGGGTCGGTCACACCGCCGACGATTGACGCCCCAATGGTTTCCAGGGGGCTCAGATTGGCGCGGGAGGCGGTCTCCTCGCGATAGCGGCGGATCTGCGCCTGCCGGTTCATTTCCGCGGCACGGTTCGCATTCACCGGGCCGTCAAACTTCAGATAGCCCTCGACGCCGTATCGCTGCGTCGCCTCCTCGGGCGTCAGCTCGTTGCGGTAGGCCTCGCCGAACACGGCGGCGCGGTCGGCGTCGAACGCCCGCTCCGTGTCGCTCTGGATGAAGCCCAGCACCCGGTCGGTGATCTGGGCTTCTTGGGCGACCACGGCCCGGCCCAGGCGGCCGGACACCGGCCCCTGCTCGACCAGGGCCGACAGATCATCGTCGCTCGCGGTCGGGGCGTTCTGGCGGAGAGGGTCCTGCAGCATGACCCGATGCTGGCCGGGCCCGAACGGGGGGGGGACCGCAGAGGCCTAGCGATAGGTCTCCAGCTCGCGCCAGGTCTTCACCACGTCGCGGCCCGCGGCGTCTCTGACACGGACCCAGCCGCGGCCGCCGGCCGCGGGCGTCACCAGCTCGACGCCGGTGCCATCGGACAGGTTCCGCCACTGGCCATGCTCGCGCACGATGTCGAGATAGTTTCTGCGGCTCTGCTCCGGCGAGTAACGATCGGACGGCGGAGCATACAGGCCAGCGCCCCGGTTGGCCGTGAGGTTCGAGAACAGCACGCGGGCGTTGCCCCGCACGCGATCCTCGCTGACCCTCCCGTCGGTCGGGATAGCCCAGCTGCCCTCGAAGGCCCAGCCGTCGGTCATGGGGGCCGTAGCGCTGCGAACTGCGTCCCGGACGGCCACCCCGCGCGCGACCAGGCCGTAGGCCGTGGCGCGGGCCGCCTCTCGCGTCGCCTCCGACCCTTGCCCGCTCGCCAGCGCCGCGTTGTACGGCGCCAGGGCGCCGCCCAGCGCCGTGTCGATCGCCGCCCGTTGATCCTTGTCCTCGACCAGCTGGTTGAGGGGCTGTCCGCGCGAGCGGACGTACTGCGCCAGCCGGGCGGGATTGTTGGCGTAGTGGGTGAGGGCCCCGAGGTCCGCGGGCTTCAGGCCGGCCAGCCCCAGCTCGCGGATCACCTGCGGACGGAAGCCGGGCCCGAACAGCGCCAGACGCTGCGCGAGGTCGGGCAGGGCGGTCGCAGGCGCGCCGTCCGCGTCCAGCCCCTCGACCCATGCTTCCGCCGTGGCCGACGGCAGGATCCGGCGTTGCTGCTGGCCGACGCCGCTCGCCTGCTGCGCCGTCCAGGTGGCGCGAGCGTAGGCCTGGGCGCTCTCCGCCGTCGGGGCGCTCTCGAACGCGGTCAGGCGCGCGCGCACCTCGTTCGCGACGCGGTCGCCTGGGCCGACCGCCGTGGCGGTCCAGGCGGCCGGGTCGCCACCCTTCAGGGTCTGGTTCTGTTCGATCAGCCCGCGCGCCAGCTCGAGCGTCCTGGCGCCGACTGCGTCACCGGACGCAGCGGTCAACCGCTCCAGTTCGCCCGTCAGCTCGGCGCTCGTCATGGTTCGCAGCCGGCCCATCAATGGCCGCACGTTCAGCGCCGCCGCCTGATCCGTTCTCACCTTGGCGGCCAAGTCAGGACCACCCAGCGCCTCGGCGCGAGCGATCAGGCCAGCGTCGCTGGGTTTGCCCTCAAGGATGTTCCTCAGGTCAACGTCGATCTCGGCCGCCAGGTCCGCCTCCGCTTGGGCGTCCTCGACGGTGCGCACCGCATCCGCCGTCTCGATCGCGGAACCCAGGCGGGACACCACCCCGGGGTCCATCCAGTCGTAGCGGCCGGCGGCGATCTCTGACCGCACAGTTTCGAAGTCGCCGGCGTCGATCCGCGTCTCCAGAGCCCGGCCGAACACGTCCTGCTTGGCCTCCTTCTCCGCGGCGGCCCTCAGGTGGGCGGGGAGCATGGAGCGGATCGGGGCGAATTCCTCGTCCCAGCGCGCCAGCACGGACGGATCCCGCGACGCGCGGTTCGCCAGCACCGTGACGCCGTCGCTGACCGTCCGCAGCACGCCGGCGTCGCGCGCCTCGTCCTCCTGCGCCATGGCCGTCGCCTGCAGCGTCACCTCGCGCGATTGCAGTAGGGGTCGCACGCGCTCCGCCACGGCGGCCGGCAGGCCCTCCAGCACCTTCTCGCGCGCCAACGCGAAGTCGCCCCGCAGGCCTTCGGCGAGGCCCGGCGTGGCGCCGTCCCACTCCTGGCGGCGGGCGTCTTCCAGCCCGTCGAATATGGCGTTGAAGGCCATGACGGCCTTGTAGGCCTCCGCCTGTTCCGCCGCGTCACGGTCGGCCGCCGAACGGGCGCCGCGCGCCCGGGCCTCGGTCGCCACGGCCTGCGCGCCGACGCGCACCCTCAGGTCGCGGCTGCGCAAGGTCAGCCGGTCGCGGACGCCGTCGGGCAGATCCTCGCGGGCCAGCAGAGGCCCGATCGTCGCGTCATAGGCCTCCAGCTCGCCCGCGGCGAACCCCGGCTGGCGGCCGTCGTACATCGTCGCCCGCTCGATGGCGCCGCCCTGATAGGTGCCCTGCGCCGCTTCCAGTTCCCGCACGGCAATGTCGTCATCGGCCTTCTTGCGGGACTCGTCGAATTTCTCCAGCTCGCGCCCGGCGCCCTCGAACGCCTGCTCCAGGCTGCGAAAGTCGACGGCGGAGCCCTGCGTCACGGCCCCGTTAGGGCCCTGCATGTCGATCGCCTGGGGAAGTTTCGCGCCCATCTCAGCCTCCGCCCCGGCGCGCCTGCGCCTGCTGGGCCATGCCGCCCAAAACCGTCGTTCCCGCTTCCATGATGCTTCCGGCGAGGTCGGCCTGACCCTGCCGACGCGCCGCCGTGCTCTCATCCAGCAGGGCGGCGGATCGGCTCAAGCCGTCTCGCACCGTCTGCCGGGCGCGATACATGCCCTGGCGCGCCAGGTCGTCGATCACGCTGAGCGCCGAACCCTGCAGGCCGCCGCCGCCCGACGCAGCCGCCAGCGTGGCGGCCCGCGCGCCGATGCGATCGCTTTCCTCAAGCTGGATCGACGCCTGCACCCCGGCTTCCTGCCGCGCGTTGCGCGCCGCGAATTTCAACGCCTTGCCGCGGGCTTGGCCGGCGCGATATCGACCGATGCCGCCGAACACCTGGCCCAGCGCCTTCGCGCCGACCGCCAGCATGGCTATCGGAACCGCCATCAGTACACCCCTGCGTAAAGCCAGTAATCGGCCCCGTCGGGTCCGAACGATTTCAGCAAACCCTCTAGCCGCATCCCCAGCCGCCGCGCATACGCCTCGGCGATCTCGACCCGGGGACCGTGCCTCAGGGTCGCCTCGACCCGGCGGGCCCCGGTTTCCCGCTGCATCAGGGCGAAGGCCCGGCCCACGAACGCCCACTGGCGGGTCGTCAGGTCGCCGGCGTACAGCCAGGCGCTGAACCGGCCCGGCCCGTCCGGTTCGAACCCGCCGCACGCCAGCGGCTGCGCCCAGACGCCCGCGCCGTCCGTCAGCGTCCAGCACGGCCCGTCTGGCCGTCTCACCCCGAACAGCGGCTCGCCCATCAGCGCGTGCTCCCGTGCAAAGTCGTCGCGCGGCGTGATCCGGCGTGGATCCGTGGGGCTGTAAGGGCGCAGAGCGATGCGAGCCATCAGTTGACGTCCGCCGTGGCCCGGATGGCATGGATGACCATGTCGAACCCGCTGCGCGTCTGCACGAACAGCCGCTTCTCCTCTTCGGTCCCGCCCAAGAGCGGGGCCCGCCATGTCTTGCGGCGCACCGCCGGACCCGCGATGTCGCTCGGCCGCCGGCTCAGGAACGGATCCGTGCCGCTGTCGCCTTCCTCGCCGACTGTTCCCACCTCGGCCACGGCGGCCTCAATCATCACCATGGCGTGCTTGAACTGGATCTTCCGGCCGGCGGAAGAGCCGGGGCCCGACAGCTCGGGCGGAAGGCCTTCCCAGCGGCTCAAAAACGGCAGCCCGGCGTACATCGCAGTGGCCGTCACAGCCGTCTCGTCGCTCGCCGGGAGGGCCGCCACGCCGGCGTCGCTGACGCCCCGGCCCTCGTACTGCCCCCAGCCTCTGCCGGGCGCGACCTCGGCCCCCGCCTCGGTCGCCGCCATGACAGTGACAGCCTCGCCGGCCAAGTGGTTCAGCCCCGCGACGAAATTGCTGGATGCGCCGGCGTAGGACTCGGCCGCGTCTAGAAACAGGCGGTCGGCCCGGTCCGCCAGACGCAGGATCATCCGCTGCGTCGCGCCGTTCTTGATCCTGCTGACCAGCATGAACAGGCGGGGACGCCCCTTCGGGCCCGGCAGGACGCAGCTGCTCTCCAGCGTCAGGCCGCCGCCCAGCGGCTGCTCTGGCGTGGGCTGCGCAATCGCGGCCAGCCCGTGGCGGTTCCAGCCTTCGACGGCCTGTTCGGCGTGATAGGTGAAGCTGGCCTGGCCGCCGTCCTCCAGGCGGACCCACAGCAGGTTCCACGGCTGTTTCAGCCAGGTCAGCTCCGCAAGTCCGCGCTGGCCGATGTGTTCGGCCACCACGTTAAGGTCGCGGCGGCCCATCGACTGATCCGGTGCGATCTTCACCTCGCGCAGCGTCTCGCCGCCGGCCGCCACGAACAGGACGCCGCCATGCGCCAGCACGGGCCCGACGTCGGCGCTGCCGTATTCGCCGACCGACCGCGCCGCGTTGCCGCTGGGGCTGATCGGGTCGTCCACGGTTGCGCCGGTGATCAGCACCTCCTCATCCGTCGTCCCCGCGATCAGGGCCGTCGTGCTCATGAGCCAGACGACGCGGTTCTGTTCGTCGCCAACCGGACGGCGCACCGCGTCGTCGTCGACCACGCGGCCGGTGCCCAGCCCCGGCTTGAAGTCGAGCCGGTCCGGCCGGAACCCCGCCGTCCGGGTAAAGTCCACCGCCGCCGGCTCCGCCGCGGGCGCGGCCAACACCAGCCGCTCCTCGCGAACGGCAGGGAAGGCCGTCGGCCAGCCGCGGGCGTCGGAATAAGCCCCCTCGGCCCAGTTGTAGGTTCCGCTGTCGAGGTCATCCACCAGACCCGTCAGCACTGTGACGGTGACGGACGTGCTGGATCCGAAGGCGGTGACCCTCACCACGGTGGCGCCGTCATGCAGGAAGGCCCACAGGGCCTTGCCGTCCGAGACCGTGCCGCCGTCGTGCACCGGCGGGGTGTTGCCGGCGTCGTTCACGCCACCGGTGCGGGTATAGACGCGACCGTTCGACAGTCGGCGGTCGAGGTTCGGAATGTCCTGCTCTTCCGGCTCCCATGAAAGCATTCCGGGGTTGCCGTCGTTCTTCCGCAGACGGAACAGGGCCCCGACATGCTGGGCGGTGAAGGGCGCATGGCCCGACGCGCTCAGCGTCGATCCGCTCAGCGTTAGGGTCTTGCCGGCGTCGGCGTTCTCCGGCCGCCAGGGACCGTCCACGAACAGGGTGGGCGTGATCGCCCAGCTGGTGTTGCTGCTGCGGGCCAGCGTCTGCATCCGCAGCCCGTCCTGGTGAACGAACCACATCACGTCGCCGACCTGTTTGTAGCGCAGACCCTCCAGCTGCGCCTCGGTCCAGGGTGTCGCGAATTCGACCTGGCTGGACCCATCCATCACCGGCGCGCCGTTCACGTCCCAGACGCGGGCGTATTGGTGACCGAACTCCAGCAGCAGCGCGTCACCGGCGCTCCGGCGGAAGGGCAGCAGGCGCCCCGCCTTGTCCTGATGCTTCGGCGCGCCGCAGTACCAGGTGCCCGGGCGGCGGCCCATCGGACCGGCCACGCGGCCGATCATGTTCCACGCCAGGACACAGCCCTTGGAATGCTGCGCGAGGTCGCTGCGAGACCAGGCGTCAGGGCCCAGCTCGCCGACGTTGAACGCTTGCTGGAAGCCGGTCTGCCGCATAGTCACAGACTGGCGCTGCCCGAACGGGGAGGGGACGGCGGAGCTAGAGCGCGGACGCCCTCAGGTTCGCCATCCGGTCGACGAACATGGCGTCGTCGGCGCGGGCGTCCTGGCCGTCGGTCCCTTGCGCAGTGAGCACCGCCTGGTCGGCGAGCTTGCGAAGCTCCAGCGCCCGCTCGACCGATCCGTTCATTGACCGGCAGGCCCGCGCCGCCAGCTCGAACACGACGGCGTCGCGCACATTGGCGTCCAAGGCGTCGGCGTCGCGCCGGCGCACATAGCTGACGTTGATCGCTCCGCCTTCGGTGGCGCGCAGGACCGGCTGACTCGCCGTCGTCGCCGGGTTCCGCCAGACGCCGCGTTCCCAGCCCGTGGTGCGGGACACCTCCCAAAAGCGAAGCGCGCCCTCGGGCAGGACGTAGTGGAAAGGGAAGCGCCAGTTGGCGGGGATCAGGTCGCTGGGCGTCAGCGTGTCGTACTCCAACGCGCACAGCCAGCCATACTTCACCAGCACCGCGTCGATCGCGTCGGCGAGGTGCGGCAGGATCTTCGTCAGGCGGCTGGGCGGCGGGTCCAAGTCAATCGACGTGACCGCGTCCTCGCCCAGTTGAACCAGGGCCCCGGTGATGATGCGCGTCGCGCCTTCCGACATGGTCGTCTCCTTGAAAGCAAAAGGCGGAGGCCGCTTTCGCAGCCCCCGCCTTCGTCACCGGCCCAGGTATCGAGCAATACGGGCGGGCCGGCGGTCCCGCGACGGCTCAAGCCCTATTGGGGCGAGCCGTAAACAGACCAGCTGAGGGTGCCGCTGTCGGGGTTGGCGCCCAGCAGGGTCGCGATGACCTTGGCCTGGCCGCCATCGCTGCCGGTGGCGCTTCGGGCCGCCTGCAGGCTGTCGAAGCCGGCCAGCTGCCACAGGGGCTTGTGGCGGTCCGCAATGCCGACCGACTTCAGCAGCGAGCAGCTGCCGGCGGCGGTCGAGACATCCTGGCCATCGACCAGGCAGTCCGGGTCCGCCGTGCCGGCCGAAGGGCCGACCGCCACGCCAACGTCCACCGAGACGCCGGTGCCGAAGTCGGAAAACTCCAGCACGCTCAGGGCGTCCAGGCGGGTGTCCCACTTCAGGAAACCCAGCACGACGGTGTCGTTCTGGGCGGTGTCCACCGTGATGAAGTCGCGCAGGACGCGAGCGACGCGGCCGTTGCAGAAGAAGGGGTCCGTCAGGGATCCGGTGGCGCCGCTGTTCGCGGCGTGGGCGGCTCCGAGGATGGCTCCGATGTGTTCCATAGTCTTGGTCTTCCATGCTGCGGCCTCTCTTGGGGGTCCGCCCGGCCTTGGCCGGTCTGTCGTGAGGGTGGGCCGCCCTGGTCAGGAGCGGCCCGGTTCAGTCAGTCGCCTAGAGGTCCTTCACCTCGATGCCGGCCACGCCCTCGTCCCAGGCGCGCGCTGCGCCCGCTTCGGTTTCGTAGTAGGCCCAGGGGCGCCGCGACTTGTCCTCGCGGATGGTGATGTTGGCGTTGTGGATCTCGCGCGCCTTCAGGATGATCGCCTGATCGACCCACATCGGCAGGACATAGACGTCCGTGGTGCCGGCCTTCAGGTTCACGTCGTCGTCGAACACGAAGTCGACGCCCCAGAGGTGGTCGATTTCGCCGCTCTCGACCCGCTTGAGCGACGCGTAGTCGCCGCTGGTGGCCGGGATGGTGGTCAGCAACTGGCTGATGTCGTCCTCGCGGACGGCCAGCTTGATCCGGGCGCCCGGGAGCATCTTCAGGATCTTCGACTTGCGGATGATGGCCCGCGCCGAAAGGATCTTGCCCAGGGTCAGCGGCAGGTCGCCCGAGGCCGGCAGGGACGCTACCTCGGCCGCGTGCAGCTTGGCGCGGCTCTGAACGCCGAT